TAGAACCGGATAGAGGGAGGTAAAAAAGCATTTGATCAAACTCTGGTTCATATTCTTTCATTTGATCCATAATCTGATAGTTCATAAAATCTTTAACACGTTTAGACTGTTCTTCTTTAGCAGTATCTACTGCTCCTAAAATTTGAGTTCTAACCGGACCATCAGCTGGTAATAATTCTTTGTAAGCTTGCGCTTGAAATTGTGTAACCGCTTCAGCAAGTACAGGGTGATTAACACCGGATGCACCTCTGAAAGGTTCTGTTCTTCTTTCGTATTTAAATCCTAAAAGATCTAAACCGTTTTTATAAGTATCTTCCCAATCACCACGTGATTCTTTGTATTCGTTATAGTGATCTACCATTTTAGCACCTAATGGTTCTAAAACGTCATCTCCTAAAAAGTCTGCTAGGTTTTCAAAATGATCTTGACCACCTTCTTCAGTAATCGCACTAGGGTCAAATGCAATTTCTGCACCACCCTCTTCATCCATAGTAACTTCTACATTACCTTTTTGATTTTTCTTTTCAGTGATCTCTTCTCTTGCTTCAACTAATTCTTCTTGTTTTGGAACTTCAATTACAGTTTCTGAAACGTTTGGAAGTGGTTTATCTATCGTGGCCATCTATTCGGTTCCCTTTTGGTTTAATAAGTTGAAGATGAATCCCTCTCCATCTTTGTATTTTTGATACTGGTCATATGCAGTCATAGCTGTACTTATAGCAAGTCCCGGTAAACCCGCAAACCTGCTTATACCCCTAATTGTAGCAGGATTCAATCCTAATCTCAATGCTTTGTTTAAAGCACCACTTCCGGTTGCTACACCACTTACTTTTGTTAATGGCTCCATAGTTGCAAGTCCTAGCCAGTTTAATGGATTGCTTGCAATCTCTGCTGTGCCTTTACCTTCTTTTACTTGTTGACCTATAAAGTATGAATCTAATAATGCAGTCGGTAATGGAGCGCCGATTCTTGCCATTGCCTTACCAACATTAGAAAGCACGCTTTTATTGGTTGCAGCTTTAACTGGTTCTTCACCAACTTTAATCTCCATTGGGTTTTCAGCTGCGTACCTTTTAATATCCCCTTGTGTTGCAATTGTGTTTTCAGCAGTTTCAAATGCACCTATATCAGCGTTATATTTTAAGGTTCCTGATTCTATTTGTTTTATATTTTTTTTAGGTAGTATTAATTGATCTGCCATTTGATCTATATCTACTCTTCTTGCTATTTTAGTTCCTATATTAAAATCTTTTTCTGGAATAGTGAGTGATTTAATTTTAGATGGATCGTCGGCAAATTGTTTTGCTAAATCTTTATTAGCAGTAAAAAATCTTCCTTTTAATTTATCGCTGTAAGGAACCAATTCTACTTCATTAGTTCCTGGTATATATTTAGCCATCTTACCAGAAGCATTTGCTCTTTCGCCTCTAAATATTTGAATCATTTTTTGTGCAGAATCTTTTACAGTTGCAGTTTCTTTTGTGTCTGCAGGAATTTTAGAAATTATTTGTGCAGCTTTTTCTGGATCTTGAGCAATAGCTCTTTTACAATCACCAGGTAAACCACCATTAGATAAAAAATTACATAATAAAATTTGTTTATTTTTAGGTAAGTCCTCTGTGTCTTTTATTAATCCTTGTACTGATTTTATTAAATCTTTTTCTGTAACATCAAAATAAGGTCGTGCACCTTTTACATCTAAAAAATAACCTTTTTCATCTGCTAGTTTTTGTAAGTCTAATCCTTTAGTTTTCCATTTATCTAAATCTCCTTTAGCATAAATGGACTCAATGTTTGTACCTGGTATTATTTCTGCAAACCTAACATCTTTTGCTCCTTCACCAAATTCTTTTACTAGACTATCTATTCTTTTTTTTCTTGTACCTGTATTAAACTTTTCTATTTTTTCTAAAATTTTAGCTTGATTGTTTTTGTTTCTATCTATGTAAGATAAAGTTTTAGAAAGATCTCCTTGAAAACCACTTAAAGCTTTTTGATTTATATCTGCTTGAGTAAGATCTACAAATGCAGCGTAAGGTGCAATTTTATTATTAGCGGAAGCTTTAACACTTGTAATTTCATTTATATTAAACTTTTCTTTAATGCCATATTCTTTTAAAAGATTTTGTAATTTAGTTCGATACTCAACTTTAAAATTTTTAAAAGTATTTACTTTGTTTCCTAAATCTCTATCTACTTGTCTTAATCCTTCATCATATAAACCGGTAGTCCAAGGATTATCATATTGAAGTTTTGCTATATTATTAATTATAAACTTACCTTTTGTTTTATTTGGTTTTATATCTAAACCTCTAAATTTTTCTCCATTATAAGCTCTTGCTAAAACAGTAATTGCGTGAGCTGCTTCGTGAGGAGTAGAACCTTTGCCTAAAACTTTTAATGCTTTTTTTAATCCTTCATCAGTATTAAATAAACTTTTATTTTTAGCTTCTAAAAGATTTTGAATTTCAGGATCTGATGCTAAAAGATTTGCTCTAGCAACTGAAGTTTTATGAAGCATAGGGCGATCTGTAAAATTTTTAAATTTTTCAATTTTTTTATTTATGTTTGTAGAGTCATAAAAAGTTCCTCTATTTTTTAATACAACTGGTTTAAATAACTCTCTAAATTTTTCTCCTATTAACTCGTGTTTACCTAAACCATATGCTTCTATAGCAGCTTCGCTAATTTTAAGTTCTTTAGCTAGTTGAGGTTTAGTAACAAAATTTTTGGGAAGTACTTTTAAATCTTTTTTTACTTTTTCTGTAGTTCCAACAATTGTATTTTGTTGATCTTTAGTTAAGTCAAAAAAATCTTTTTTATTTAACGCTTTTAATTTTTTATTAACTTCGTCTCTAAATACAGGATCACTCTTTAGAGCTTGTATTAAAGGTTTATCTCTTTTAAAAATATTACCTTTTCTAATTTCATAACCATCAAATAATTCTGCGTTTTGTTTTTTTAAATAACCAACTTTATTCATACCTGGTTTGTCGGAAAACTCGTCAGGTAAGTTAAAAAGTTTTGCTATGAATCTTCCAAACTCTGTTTGGTCTATGATTTTTACACCATCATATTCTATAAAGTTTTCCGAATTACGAAGATATTGTTTTATCGCTCGTTCTTGTTCTTTAGATACTTGAGCCACTATCGCCTCCTAGTGAACATCGTAGCGAGGCCGCCTTCTGAATATCCTGTTCTTCCTCTACCAGTTCTATTACTTACTGGACCGCCGTCTGAACCAATACCAAACCCTCCTCCAAAATCAAAAGATTGATTGCCTTGACTATCTCGTCCGTAATTAGTTGGTCCGTGTATATTAGGATTATAATCTGCTTGTCCTTGTTTTTTAATTGCAGCTAAAGCTGCAGCTTTGTCTTTTGCTGCAGCGGCTGCTGCTAATTCTTCTTGAATTTTTTGTGCTTCAACTGCGTCTCGTGTTCTTTTGTTTATGTCTTCTACTGCGAGTCTTTGTTTATAAGCTTGTATTTGTTTTGTGTAAAAACCATTTATGTCTTTCATTTTATCAAGAGTTTCAGCATCTAAATTATTAATATCAAAGCCTTCTATTCTTGAACCAAAGAAATCTGTAAGCTCTCCTAATCTTTCATTCATTCTATCTGTATAATCTCGTCCTGTTGGGTCACCAAAAATTCCTAAAAAGCCATCATTTCTTTGACCTGTAAATAATCCAAACTCATCTCTCATTCCAGTATTTCCAAAACCAACATTATCAACTGTGTATTTACTTTGTAAACTTTTATCACCCCTAGGGCCAAATGCATTGGTGAACATTTCTATTCCTGATCCTACAAATGGAATTCCAGCTGCAGCACCTACAAGACTTCCCAACACTTGTCCTGCTTTACCTTTTTGTCTTGCATCTGCAAAATTAGAAGTTCTACCCAAGAATCTATTATAATTATCATAAAGAGATCTTATTTCTTCTCTAGTTCTACCTGCTGGATCTATATCTAATGTTTGTCCCATAAAACCTTGTTCCGCTGGTCCTACAATATTACCACCTGTTGTTGGTGAAGCAAATGATGAAAGTGATCTTGTTGGTAGAGAAGTAAATGAATCTATTGCTTGATTAATAATTCCTTCTTTTTTAGGTCCACTTGGTTGATCTGGAAAACTCATTCCAAACGCTGCGGGATTAATTTCTAATTTTTGTCCTGGTCCATAATTTTTTTTATTAAAACTGTAATCTTGTCTACCTACATAACCTACATCTTGACCACTACCTCTACCTCCACTTTGACCTTGACCTTGACTTTGACCTGGATCGGGAGTTGGATCCGGTGTTGAAGCATTTGGATCATATAAACCCATTGATCCTAAACGATCCGCGATCGCCTGATCGGTTGCGCCATAACCTTTCATTGAATTGTAAATCGATAATGCTTGGCCCTCTAATGCCGGACCGCCCATAAACAATCCGACTCGACCGCCGTCTGCTTTCTTTTCTGTAATTACCATTTTAATTAATTCATTAACAGTCTCATTACCTTTTAATTTTTTACCTATGAATAATTCTGCGGCCTCATAATTTATTCCACCTTCTGCATTTTTAATTCTACTAATTAATTCTGCTGCCTTTAATCCATTCGGCATATCATCAAAGTTATCATACAGTCCATAACCACCAACGCCTTTAGCATCTCTAGTTGAAATAAATTTTTTAATAACTTTGTCATCGACATTTTCTAAAAATTCTGTTGTGATATCACCTGATCTAAATATCTCTTCTTGTTTAGCAAGATCTACTACATCATCACCTTTACTAAACATTTTCATAATACCAGAGCCAATAGCTTTTAAAGCTCCACCTGATACCATTGGCACTCTGCCACCATTTTTCATTTTGTCTGTGAATAAAACTTCGATACCAATCGATCCGCCGTCCGCTTTTGATTCGAACTCTCTACGTCTTCGTTCTATGTATGCTGTTAAATCTTCATCCGGCATTACGTCCACACCTAATTCAAAATCGTCTATTAATTGACCGTAGTCATAATCTGCCATCAGTAGTATTCCCTATGTGTTTGCGGTAATGATTCTTCTTCATAGTCATCAGGTAGTTTTACAAATCCTCCCTGTCTAAAACGCATTAACGCCTGTGTTGTACTGTCCACCAAATCGTCATTGTCTCCATACGGAAATGATGCACACTCCTCTATAACCTCATCTGCGAAATCTTCGTCAGGCGC